GTTTTCGATTACCATTTTGTCTGGCCGGAAAGCCTCATATTGCTCTTTGGCAATGTTACGGAGTTGGGGGAATGTCCACCGGCCTCGCACCTGATTGAGCAGGATGGCGTTAGGCTCCTGATATTCGTAGCCCTTGTCATCGGTGTAGGTCAGGTGGAAGATGCCCCAAGTCTGGATGACCGAGTAGTCGGCAGTGGCCTTGGTGGAGAAGGCGGTGTCGAGGGTCTGGATGATCTCGTCGCACTCGGGCGGGTCTTCCTCATCCCAATCTTGGAAGTCGTCCTTCGTGAAGACGTTGCCGTCGTCCCCGACCGGAGTCTGCATGTAGAGGGCGCCCCAGTCGGAGCGGGCCAGACTTTCGCGGGTCGTGGTCAGGTCGTCCATCGTAATGTATTCGGGCCAGTAGGAGGTGCCCTCTTCAAGCATGAGGTAGTCGGCTGCGGGCTTGTCGAGGATGGCCGGAATGGATATGACTTCCCACTGATCGACCTTGCCGTTGCGGGCAGCCTTGTCGAGGAGGAAGCCGGAAAGGTCGCGGACGTGCCAGCGGGTGTTGACGAGGATGATCCGGGAGTCGGGCAGTTTACGGGAACGGAAGCCCGGGCCATACCAGTTGTTGACGCGGTCACGCTCGGTATCGGATTTGGCGGTCTGTTCCGAGAGGGGGTCATCGAGGATGCCCAGATTGAAGCGGTAACCGGCGATGGACTTGCCCGCACCAGCAGGCAGGAAGGAGCCGCCAGCCGTCAGCTTCCAGCCGGTAACGCCCGACATATCGTCACGGATCTGGACGCCCGGAAAGATTTCGAGGTATTCGGAGGAGCGGACTAGGTCGCGGATGCGGCCCGAACATTCGACCGCCTTGTCCGTGGTGTGCGAAATCCACATGACACGCCACGTCGGGTTGCGCCCGAAGGACCACGCAGCGAACAGCATGAGAAGGACGGACTTCATGGAGCCCGGCGGCAACGCTAGCATGAGGCGGGGGATGGAACCCTCTTCGACGTCGGCTAGGGTAGCGGCAATGGCTTGGATGTGGCGCCCGTCTCGGTAGTCGTTGCCATCGAGCATAAGGTGAGCTAGCAGCTTCACGAAGACGTAGAAGTCGTCACGCGCCTCAATGATGGCCTTCTGTTGGAGGGCCTCTGCTAGCTCTGCCTTGAGTTGAAGGAGAGCGTCCGGATTAGTTGATACGGAGTTTGCGCTCAAGGTCCGGCTCTGCTTCACGCAGGATAGCGGTCAGTTCGCCAATCCGCGTATCAAGTTCTTCCTTGGAGTGGACAGTCTTGTGAATAATTTCCTTCTTGTCCACGAACATGCCCAGGTACTTGGCGAGGTTCTCCATCGCGCGGTTGGCGTTAGTGAAGTCGCCAGTCTGCATAGCGGCGGTGGCAATGTCGTTGAACCATTTGACGACGTCTTCAATGTTGATCTTCATTCGGGCTTTCTCCTCAATTTCGAACGCAGTTACTAGATCGTGGAAGTGTGGGATGGCTAGGTTGCGGTTGGCGATGCGGAGCAGGATGTTGTAGTTGCCAGAGTCGTAGCCAGCGAGGCGAGCCGCACCGCACTTGTTGGTTCGCCCATTAATGGCGTACTGCCGGGCGAACTCGACCTGCTTGGGCGTCAGGTTCTTGAAGCGTTCGACCTTGTCCCAATGCGCGTTCCATGTCTCGCGGAGTTGGTCCTTGATGGAACGGATCGCTTCGACGTGCTGCTTGGTAACGGTGCGCTTGGGCTGGTGAATGTTGAGTTCACGCAGTTCGCGCCGGTACTTGCGCTGACGCATGCCTTGGGAGGGGCGGTTGGGCTTGCGCTCACGATCCGCCTTCTCCTTCCGCTTCAAATGGTCAGGCTTGGGCTTGGTCGAAATTTTGGGGACGTAGGGTTCGTCTTCGCTCATGCGGCTGCCGTTTCTTCCTCGTCGATGCGGACAATGGAAATGCGAGAGCGGCCCTTCTGCGTGTTGCTGCCCGAACGCCCCGCGCTGTAGAAGCGAAGCCCCGCCCGTTCCAGAGCAGGCCGGATACGGCGCAGTTCTGCGGCGAAGCTATGGGAGGTCTGCGGCAGCTTTTCGCGGGGACCAATGTTCATTTCCAGTTGACCAATAAGATCAGAGTAAGTTCCGGAGAACTCCTTTTGCTTTTCCATCATACGCAACATAGCAGAGGCCATCCCATGAAATTCGAGCATGTGGCTCTCAGCAGCCGAACGGTTGCGCTTGTACACTTCCATGAGGCGACCTTCGGGCCAACCGAAAGACTTCTAGGCGGCGACGGCCCACACAGCAAAAGCAGACATGCGCGGCTTTTCGGCCAGCACTACACTACCATAGTTCTGCGTAGCAATCAACGCGGCATTCATAAGAGAGCCCAGTAGTTGGGTATGCTTGGCGTGGAAGGCGTCCCAAAATTCGAGGTCGTCGCGGCGCTGACGAGGATCGATGCGCGGCAGGTGAACGTGGATGGAACGGTCCACAAGGTCGCCCCGCTCAACGACATCAGGAATGCCGTTCATGGCTACGGGGCGGCAGACACGGACAGCGGACTCTTCCGCATTGGTGTAGAGAGCGCGACCGCCTTGGGCGCCCGTGCCGGTGCTGATGACGCAAAGCGAGTCCGACATCTTGTTGCTGATGTGGGACACGTTGTCGAAGGCCAGTACGAAGGAGTTGCGGACCATAGCCTGGAGGTCACGCTGGTCTTCGGGCGGCGTCCGCATGTCGAGCGCGTGGGGATCAATGATGCGGCGCAGCAAGCGGAGAATGGTGGACTTGCCCGAACCCTGCTCGCCCGAGATGGTCAGCACGGGGTAGGGACCTTCGGGGCGAAGGCAGCCCAGCAGCCACGCCACGAGGAGCATGAGAGTGTCGTCGTCGGCTGCCACGAACTGCTTGAGAAGCGTCGGGAACTCGGAGGCCGGGACGGACAGGTCGGGATCGACCAGCGGCAACATGCCCGCGCCCCGAAGGAAACGGATGTGGCTGGGACCGCCAGGAACCTTCTTGATGCCGTCCATCGTAATGCACCAAGCATCGTTGGCGTCGTTGCCGATGTCGAGGTAGGATTCACCGACCTTGCCACCGACGCGAATGTAGTCCTTGATCTTGGGGCCACGGGTGCGCGCCCAATGCGAGAAGTAGATTTGCGCGGAGTTGAGGAGATCGCCGTTGGGGACGAAGCCGACCTGCTCCACACAGAAAGCCGAGAACCACCCCCTGAAGTCACAGTTGCCCGAGGCCGTGAGGGCCAGTGTGCGCCGAACACCGGAGTCGGTATAGTCGAGGAAGATGCGACCATCTTCGGTAGTCCAGGGCGACAACTGCTCCTTGGCATCGTTGAGGAGTTGGACGCGGTTGACCTTGTCAGTCATAGGAGGCTCCTTGTTCAGAAGCGCATCCTACACGAGGTGAGGATCGTGTGCAACTGCTTTCTCACTTCCTCACCAGCCGCCCCTTCCTCAGTTAACAACAAAGAAGTTCACGCGGGTCTCAGCGGTGGCCGCCGCATTCGCATGTAGTGTGAAGGAGCCCGACGCTGCAACAGCGGCAACCGACTTCATAGTCGTGTCGTTGGTCCCCACAGTGGCAAGGATGACCGACGTCGTGCTGACGAAGGAGTTCGTAACAACCAGAGAAGAGGCCGCCGCCGCGAAGTTGACAGAACCGGCGGTCCTGTTAATAGTCTGTGCGCCGGTCGTACCTGCCGCCGTAATGGTTTTCGGAACCACCGCACCAGAAGTCGTATTGAAGCTGAAGCCAACGCCCGGCACACGGAAGTTCGTGATGGCGCCGTCACCCAGAGTGATCTCGTTAAATACGGTGGCAGAGGACGCGGCGGCGCCACGACCAATAACTACGTTGTTGTTTCCCGTAGTAACTGTATTTCCGGCGTCTCCGCCGATAAATACGTTGTCCACCGCGCTAGTAATCAAGTTTCCGGCACGATAACCAATGCATATGTTGTCGCCCGAAGTATTGGTTGCTACGCCAGAACCCATTGCATCCAGGCCGATAGCGATGTTGCGACCGCCAGTTGTTGCGGCATCCAAGGCGCCGTTACCGATGGCGATGTTGCTGGAGCCGGTCGTAAGGGCGCCGAGGGAGTTCTGGCCTAGGCCAATGTTGTTGGAGCCCGTCGTGATGACGTCGCCCGAGCGATTGCCGATGCCAATGTTGTGGGCGCCCGAGGTAAGGCCATTAAGTGTCAGCACCCCGACGCCAAAATTGTCGTTGCCTGTAAATGTGCCTGCCGTACCGCCCGCCGTCGCGCCTTGACCAATACCGATATTACTATTGCCAACGGCGTTGCGGACTGCTTCTTCACCGACACCAATATTTCTAGCTGCCGAGCCACCAATAGAAAGGCCGGCTGTGGACCCTATGGCAATATTAAAGCCGCCGCCAGATGCGTCACGCATAGCCCGATCACCAATGGCGATATCGGTAGTCTGGGTAGTTGTCGAGCCAAGAGCATCAGGGCCGATAGCAATATTGGTCGAACCGGTAGTAAGGGCATCTGCTGCGCCGCTGCCAATAGCAATGTTGCTCGTTCCGGAAGTAATAGCGTTTCCAGCCGTGCTGCCAATAGCGACGTTGTTACCAGTCGCCGCCGTCGCAATGCCCGCGCCCATAGCATTTGGGCCGATAGCGACGTTTGTGCCACCCGTAGTAGCTGCATCAAGAGCGCCGACACCAATCGCGACGTTGCTAGAACCGGTTGTCAGTGCCAACAAGGAACTTTGACCAATCGCTACGTTAGCGCTACCCGTGCTTGCCGCAGTCCCCGAACTTTGTCCAATAAAGACGTTATTGTTGCCCGAGGTAAGACTGTAGCCAGTGCGATATCCAATTCCGGTATTGAAAACGCCGGTAGTGATTGCTCCGCCTAAGGCCCCCTCACCGATCCCAATTAGACCCCCGGCAGTTGTTGCAAGTATTCCTGCTCCATAGCCAATGAGGACCGGGTGGCTGCCTGTTGTTAGATCGCGCCCGGCTTGTTGCCCGATCAATACGCCGCCCGCAGAATCTTTTTTCGAGCCTGCCTGATAGCCAATTGCCACCACACCATAAGATGATCCGGCGGCAAGATTTAGGGCTTGATACCCAATTGCTATATCGGGAGCGGTCGAAAGTGGGTTGGTAGTTTTAGTGGCGAGAGCGGCGGAGCCGATAGCAACAATATTGTCTGCGGTTGTTATACTGTTACCCGCTTGGAAGCCAATTGCAATATTATCGCCAGATGAAGCAGTCGCGATACCGGCACCCATAGCATCTAGGCCGATGGCGACGTTGCGCCCGCCGGTTGTGGCTGCATCCAGCGCGCCGCTGCCGATGGCAACGTTGTTGCTGCCGGTAGTGAGGGCACCAAGAGCGGCGCTACCGATGGCCGTGTTGTTGTTGCCGGTGGTGGCGGCGTCGAGGGCTTGGTGGCCGAGTGCTGTGTTGTCGGTGCCGGTGGACACAACGCGCCCGGCTTGGTAGCCGATAAAGGTGTTGTCGACGCCGGTAGTGCTGATGCCGGTTTCGAAGCCGAGGAAAGTCTTGAAGGGGGTGAGGCTGTCAGTGGTGCCGAGGAGGGACCCGCCGCCGCCAGCAGAAGCCGCGATTGTGATGGAGCCAACGCCATTCGTGATGGTAATGTTGGAACCCGCAGTCAGGTTGGCGAGCGCGAAACCGGTGCCGTTGCCGATGAGAAGCTGACCGTTGGCTGCCGTGACAGAGACGCCCGTGCCGCCCTTGTTGGTGGCAAGAAGGCCGGTAATGCTGGAGAGGTTGATGTTGTTGACTTGGACTTGGAGTGCCGAGACGGAGGCCGAGACGGCAGCCACCCGAATGTCAAGGGAGGACACGAGAACAGAGACCGCGTTGACCTGGGCCTGAATAGCCGAGGCGCGGGCCGAGACAGTGCTGACACGAATCTCAAGCGCCGAGACGACGTTGTTGATAGACGTAATGGCGCTGGAGTTGGAAGCACCTGTCGCAGAAGCGGTGCTAACGCGGATTTCTAGAGCCGAGACGACGTTGTTAGTGGAGGTGAGTGCTGCCGAAACCGCATTCACCTGAATTTGCAACGCGGAGACGGACGCAGAAACAGCGGCAATGCGCGCATCAAAACCGGAAGCCAGTGCGGACACGGCG